TGTAAATTCAAATTGAAAAGTGGTGATTGGATGTATGGTGAATATATGTTCACAGTAGATTCGGCACATCCAGATTTTAACGTTATAGATACTGGTCTCTCTGAGGATGTTGAAGACCATAAATCTTATAACTTCATTAAATGTGACAATGGTCAATTTGCATGTCAACCCAATAATAGAATGATTGTGTTTGAGCCATCGAGTAATCCTCGTGAATTAAAGTATCCAGATTTTAAAGTATCAACCAAAAGGTGGTCGGTAGAAACTGAAGCAAAATGGGCTTTAGGTGATACTGATACCGTTATGTACGAAAGAAAAGAAACAAAAACTTAATGATAGAATTAATTTACTTACTCATAGCAACACATATTACAATACTATGTGTTACAATTTATTTACACAGAGGGCAAGCACACAAAGGACTCGAATTTCATCCAATACTAGAACACTTCATGCGTTTTTGGCTCTGGCTAACAACAGGAATGATTACGAAACAATGGGTAGCAATACACCGCAAACATCACAGGTTTAGTGACAAAGAAGGTGACCCACACAGTCCTCATGTTTTTGGATTTTGGAAAGTTTTATTCAAAGGTGCATTATTATACAATGATGCGGCCAAAGATAAAGACATGATTAACACATATGGTGTCGGTACTCCCGATGATTGGATGGAACAGAATGTATACAGCAAGCATTCTCGTTTGGGAATTACTATGCTGTTGGTCGTAAATTTACTATGCTTTTCTTGGTGGGGATTATTAATTTGGGTAATCCAAATGATTTGGATTCCATTTTGGGCCGCAGGTGTGGTGAACGGCATAGGCCACCGGTTCGGCTACCGCAACGGTGAAACGAAAGATCAGAGTTGTAATATCAGCCCGATTGGTGTTATAATTGGTGGAGAAGAACTACATAATAATCATCATTTGAACCCTGCAAATCCAAAAATGAGCAGGCGTTGGTTTGAACTTGATATGGGTTGGTTATATATAAAATTCTTTAGTATATTGGGATTAATTAAAATTAAACAGGAGCAAAAATGAAAAAACTATTATTAACCTTATTATTCATACCCTTAATTGCATTTGCACAAGGCAAACAAAAAACTGGTGTAACTTATGATGCGGTATTGACAAGAGTTGTAGATGGTGATACAGTAGCGTTTCAGGCTAACTGGTTACCTGATCCACTTAAAAAGGAATTAAGTATTCGTGTTTTTGGTGTTGACACACCAGAAAAAGGTTTTCGTGCTGGATGTCCAGAAGAAGATGCACGTGGTCAAGCCGCTTCTGCATTTACGAAAGCACAAATCAATGCGGCACAAAAAAGACAGATTGTCTTAATGGATTGGGACAAATACGGTGGTCGTGTTTTAGGTGATGTTCTGTTAGACGGAAAAAGTCTCAGAATGATGTTAATTAACAATGGTTTCGCACGTGAATATTACGGTGAAGCTAAAACTTCTTGGTGTAACAAATGAGAAAAATTTTAAGATTTACGGCATCTTGGTGCCAACCCTGCAAAAACTTGGCTAAACAATTAGAAGAAATTGATACAGGCTTACCAATTGAGGTTATTGATATTGACGTTGATACTGAATTGGCATTGGATTATGGAATTCGTTCAGTTCCAACATTAATCATTCTCGATGAAAATGTTGAAGTCAAACGAATGACTGGTTTAGTAACAAAAGAAATTTTGAAGAATTGGATTGAAGCATGATTAAAAAGACATCTTCTAGACTAACGGATGAAAGAAACAATTTCAAACCTTTCAATTATCCTTGGGCTTATGATGCTTGGTTGAAACATGAACAGAGCCATTGGCTTCACACTGAAGTACCAATGGCTGAGGATGTGAAAGATTGGAAAAAGAAATTAACGGATCAAGAAAAACAATTTCTTACCAACATTTTCCGATTCTTCACTCAAGGTGACATTGATGTTGCCGGTGGTTATGTTCGTAATTACTTGCCTTATTTTCCACAACCAGAAGTACGAATGATGCTGATGGGTTTTGCCGCACGTGAAGCACTTCATATTGCCGCTTACTCACATTTGATTGAAACACTAGGCTTGCCTGAAACAACATATAATCAATTCTTGGACTACCAAGAAATGAAAGACAAGCACGATTATGTTTTAGATATTGCAAGCAAAAATGGAACAAAAGAGAATACTGCACGCCACATCGCCGTGTTCAGTGCATTTACTGAAGGTATGCAGTTATTCTCGTCTTTTGTTATGTTGTTGAATTTCCCACGCACAGGCAAGATGAAGGGTATGGGTCAGATTGTGACTTGGTCTATTGTCGATGAGACAATGCACGCCGAGAACATGATGAAATTATTCAAAACATACATAAGCGAGAATCAGGAAATCTGGAATGATGAATTAAAATCATCCATCTACACTATTGCAGAACGCATGGTTGAACTAGAAGATAAGTTCATTGATTTGTCGTTTGGTATGGGTGAGATGGAAGGTCTGACAAGTGATGATTTGAAAAAATACATCCGATATATTGCTGACCGCAGATTGATTGGTTTAGGTATGAAGGGTATTTTTAAAGTCAAACGCAATCCATTGCCATGGGTTGAAGAGATGATTAATGCACCAACTCATACTAACTTTTTTGAAAATCGTGCAACAGACTATGCTAAAGGTGCCACAACAGGAGACTGGGGTGACGTTTGGGCATAAAATAAGAAGGATAAAAAATGTCTGAAAAAATTACAACCGCAGAGTGTGAAAATTGTGAATCAACCTGTGAAATTGCGTTTGAAGAAGATTATGTGTCAGATGAATCTCCCACCTTTTGCCCGTTCTGTGGTGAAAGAATCGAAGTCCTAAATGAAGAATATATAGAAGATGAGGACTTTGATGAGAATGAGGAATGGGACAAATAAATTGGCAATACGACAATAAAGATTTTACAGAAAATGATGTGGGTGATAATTATGGCTTTGTCTATATTATCACCCATTTAGTTACAGGTAGAAAATATATTGGTAAAAAGTTTTTTTATTCTATGAAAACGAAAGTTCTCAAAGGTAAAAAGAAAAGGTACAAAACACCTTCGGACTGGCAAACTTACTACGGATCTAGTGCCGAGTTGCAAAATGATGTTATACTACATGGGAAGGATAATTTCAAAAGAGAAATCTTACACCTATGTAAATCAAAAGGTGAATGTGGTTATCTAGAAGCTAAAGAACAGTTTGACCGTAGTGTATTAGAATCTAATGATTACTACAATGCATGGATTATGGTCAAAGTGAGAAAGTCACACATTAAGGCATTCAATGAAAGAATTCTTGCAACAATTAAAGAATAATGATTTTGATGGAATTAATTTCTATCGCAACGAGGATGGTGATTTGGAATTCTCACAATTTCAATTTAAAAATCCAGGTGAAAAAGTTGGTGGAACAGAATTAGGAGACTACTTTGATATTATCATTGTACAAGATGATCCACCAAAAATGCCAGAACGATTTCAAGCAATTCTAACCTCACCAATAGATTATATTGGCCGAATGGCGGAAGATGGTTTTTATGGTGTCGTTACAAAATTTACCACAACATCGAAAGAAGTTATGGATAATATTATGGCTGGAATGGAAGATGAAACTTTTGAATATATTAAAGATTATGAAAAGGAAATGAAAAATGTTTGATAAGTATGAATTGAAAGAGATTTTGACAAATAGTGTATCCACAGTTGTGTTCACTAAAATTGATGGCACAGAACGTGAACTTAAATGCACACTTCTACCCGAATATCTACCTGCACAACCTGTTGTTGAAGGACAACAGTTGTTAACAGAAGGCTTGACAAAAGCAGAAAATCCGAATACACTCTCGGTTTGGGATATGGAAAATAACGGTTGGCGTTCTTTCCGTCTCGATTCTGTAAAGGCTGTAAATACGCATGAGACACGCATCCGTTAAAGATTTTGAAAAAGCATTGTCTGGTGGAGAACCATCATGGAAAACCGGACAAACATCAATATCTTCCGCATTAAACTGGTATAATTACCACTCTGATTCTAAAGAGAGTAAAAAATTCACACTCTCTTACTTAAAAGAAATCGGTGCAT